TCGGGCCATCTTGTTGCACGAGCAGCCCATGTTGGCAGTCAGGCCGAACCAGTCCTTGAGCAGCCGCTTGAGCTCGGTGCCAGGGCCGTCGCCAACCGCATCGCCAGGAGCAGCGGCAGCCGCCCCGGTGCCGCAGTCCCGGTACACGACCTCACCGTTCTCAATGACTTTCTCTGTGCAGCCCATCAGTTGATCGTCAGCGTAGAGGTTGCAGAGTTGTAGGTGCCGGTCGCTGCGGTGCCAGTGAGCACGGGCGTGTACGACTGCTGCGTCGCGCCACCGAATATGACGTACTGCGCGCCCGGTGCTGGATTGCCAGTGAAGTCCACAGTCAGCGTTGTATTGGTAAACGTAGCCGACGCCGCAAGGTCGCCTGGATTTGTCTTGATGTTCGTGAACACGACGGTGCCGTACAGGAACGACACGGTGCCGCTAGTGTTGAGCGTGCGAACCATCCGCACTTCGCCTGTGTAGCCAGGCATGCCGAACGTGATGTCTACCGTCGGGTCTCCGGTGCCGGCAGCATTCTTCATGAAGCCGCCGAAAAACGTCGTAGAGCCGCTATCGGCCACGAGAGTTACCGCCCTGCCGAGCCGCACGTCGTTCTGGAAATCGACAGTGCCAGAGCCGCGACCGCCGACAACGACCGCCTGATCTCCGCTTGACGCTTGCACGCTGATGACCTTGTCGGTCGAAAATCCGCCGTTGATGAAAAGCCGAGCCGTTCCGCCAATGCCGGATGCGGTGTCGCCAACAAGCACCTCCTGAACGCTTGCTGCGCCAAAAGCACCGGACGAACCAAAGGCGTCGCGGCCAGCAACCAACGTGCCCTGCTTTACCTGAACAGGCTCGGTGAATGTGTTCGCACCACCAAGAACCCACAGGCCAATTCCACGCTTCACGACTGTCGTCGTATAGGTCACCGACGCATCAGAAATCGCACCGGCAATTTCGTTGTCTTCGGCGTTCGTGCCCGTCAGTGTCAGCGTTCGCGAGCAGTTGCCGGCGTGAGTGATAGGCGTGGTCAGAATCAGCGGATCTGTGCCGCTCGCGTCAATGGTGGCGTCTCCACGCATGACGATTGTCGCATTGCTCGTGTGTCCCGGCCCGGTGTACAGCAGCGTGGTCACGCAGTCATATTCGCAGTTTCCGAGCCACACCGTGATGTCGTTGCAGCCAGAGAACTCGAGCGACTCTGTGTCGGTCGGCAACTGTTTCCAGCACACAGTCACGGACAAATCACAGAATGCACTGCCGCACGGCACCGGCTCGATGTTGAACGCATCCCAGCACATCACGAACGTATGGCTAAACGAAACAAAATCGCAGCTGCATTCGGCAATCGGAGCCACTAGCGTGCCGTGGATGCGTATCGGCGACTTCGTGGTGCCGGTCACGGTCACTTCAATGGTGTCGCTGAACTCCGGCTGCCGGCTCTTGCGTGGCTGATAGAACGTCAGTCCGTATCCTTTGCTGGCGTGCGTTTCGCAGCAGCACAGCGTGAGCGGATCGCGGCAGCGAAACAGCCCATCTTCGCACTTCTCGCACTCCGTAGAACCAACTCCTTGGAATTGACCGCCAGCCGCTTCGCACTCGGCCTGTGTCATCGGAGAGTTTTGATGCGGCACAAGCTCGCCGTCCTCTTGAACACAGCACGCACCCTTGCATGCCGTGGGGCACGGCTCAGTGTCTAGTGTGCCAACGCAATCTTCTTGCTCTGTCGTTTCGCAAACGACAAGTCCGTCTGCGTCTTCTGTGCAACAGGATTGCGGGCATCCGTCGTAGCAACAACGCAAAGCAGACCACTCGTGAGCACAGTCTGCTTCGAGCGTGTCCGTGCAGTTGTTGCCATCGCAGCATCTGCCTTTACAGCCGACCAGGTTTCCTTGCGCGTCAAACGGCAACAGCGGCGCAGGAATGCCTGGCGGACTGCACAGCGGGCAGCAGAGGTCATCCACCACGTCAACGGTGTTGACCAGCCCGTTGACGCGGCCGTCAAAGATTTGCTCAGGCAGGCAACCGCAGCAGGCGTCGCCTTGGCCCCAACGCAGAAACACTTCGCCTTCCGGGCATGGGTTGTCATTTGGGTACCACACGCCAACGCAACATTCACCAGAGTCTTTTGGAGTGCGCCACTCGCCACCACAACACACACCGTCGCAGCAGGTGTCGCTGGCAATAATTTTGCCATCACGCAGAACCGGGCCGCCGTTGTTGAACGGTATGGTGGTCATGAAGCTGTTGAGCACGACGTGATGTCGTACCAACGGATGCACTGATTGGCGTCGTGACCCAATATCTGCACGTTTGTGCCCTGATAGCCAGGCAGGATGCTCATGTCGAAACCGGCGATGTATCTAGTGCATGTGGCCGTATCTGGGTGAACAGCGACGGCATACCATCCGAAGCCATTGTTTCCGAGCGCGACCCACTGGCACGTGCTATTGCCTGACACGCTCAGAAACTGATTGTGTGCCACGACCGTGATCGCAGACGCCACGCTGCCAGGCTCTCCGTTGTAGATAGTGACGACTGCCGACGCGCTCGCCGGCCAATTGGTGCCAGAGTGACGGGCAAGCATCAGCCGCACACCGCGTGACATGGTGGCGTCTTTGTCGCCGCCAAGGTCCAATCGCGGTTCGTCACGCTCTACCAGGCGAACGGCCTTGCCGATACGCTTGGCGTCGTTGAGTGAAAAGCCGAACGTGTCAGCCATCCGCTACTCCTCAAAGACGACGTAGCGAATCTTTCCTGTGGTGCCGTAACCCTTGGCCGCCAGCGTAATTGTCGGCACAAGTGGCACGACGGCGGCGGCCCCACGCCCGAGCTTGCAGAACTCTTGGATGTTAGTGCCGTCATAGGAGCCGATGGCGACGTACGCCGTGCCACTCGTGGCCGTGCTTAGATTCCTAAACCCGGCATACCCGGCAGAAGAAATAGCGCCCTTGGATAACGTCGCAGCATTTGTGGTCACGCTCACGATCTGAGCGTGGACGCCTTGTGCGGCCTGGTTAAACCGCAGGCCGGATGCGGAAAAGGTCTCGTTGTGATTGCCGTTGGCGACCGCCACATTGAGCGACAGCGTGACTTCATTGGCCATGACTAACTCCTACAAAAGCCCGCAACTGCGGAGCATGGTGGTGTGGTCCTTCTCTTCGTACGGCTTGATGCTCAGCACGCCTGGGTCTTCTCCGACAGCCTTGGCAGTGCCGTCTGCATTGAGCGGCACAGGCTTGCTGACAGGATTGCCGCCCTTGTCCATGATGGCCCGACGCTCGCTGCCGACGATTTCGTGATAGCCAACGTCGTAGTAGCGGATCTTCCAATCGGCCGGGTTGTAGGTCCACTCGACTGACACGCTCCACACCTGATTCTTTTGGTCAAAGTCGGCACCATAGCCAGTGACTCGCAGCGTATACGGTGCCGCCCCAAGAAAGGCGATCTGGTTGCACGTGTTCAAGTACGTGAAAAGCGTGGCAAAGTCTGGGGCCGTGACGTTGGAATTGGTGAACGTCAGCCGCAGCAGGGCCGTGTCTTCCTCGAGCCCGTCAACAGGGTCGCCTGCCGAATTGAGCGGCGGCTTGATCGGAGCGTTTGGGTCGGCTTGATTGGACTCGCTCGCCGGTCGCCGCTCCTGCAGCGACTGAATGCTGATCTTGAGCCACGTGCGGTCCTCGTCAGACTGATTTGGGTCGTCCGTGTCTTTTTCCGGCTTGGCATCGTAGTTGACCGTGACCTTGACGCAGAACTCGTTCTCGTCGTCGTAATACTCAAAGTCCCTGCCGGTCACATAAAACTCAATGCCGCCAACGTCCTCTTCGTCGTTGATCTGCGGAATCTTGCGGTTGTAGAACTCTGGCCACGTATTGGTGTCATTCTTGATGGCACCAAAATCTGGCGCGGCGTCGCAAATGACGAGCAGTTCCACCGAGCCTGTGTACTGAATAGAGCCCTTCTCGGACTTGGTTTCCCTAAACTGGAACGACCGCAGCTGTCGGACGGTGCGAATGGCCATCGGCTACACCATCGCCAGTTGTGCTTGGCCGAAGCCGGGGATCTCACGCACGGCAGCGGCCACGTCCTCGATGCCGTCAGCGGCCCGCTCGGTGTTGTCGGCCGTCTGCTTCGCGGCGTCGGCACCAGACAGCCGAGGATCGCCGCCTCTGGCAAGCATGTTGCGGTAGGACTCGCCGCCGGATGAGCCCACGACCAGGGCACTCAACTCGGAGGAGGCGGCCTTGATGGCGGCACCGATGCTCTGGCCGGCAGCAGAGCCAGATGCCGCACCAGCAGCAGCGGCAGCGGATTGCTGCGCGGCCGACTGGGCCTGTGCAAACTCACGGTCAAAGGCCGCAAAGGGGCTGCCGATGTTTTGGACGGCAGAAGCAAACGTGTCGGCCGCAGCCTGGCCGTACATCGCTCCCATCTGGCTCGCGCCGTCAGCCAGCTGTGCCGCGCCCTGAGCACCTTGAGCGAGCGAGTCCGCAAGGCCAGTAAACCCAGCCGCCTCGGCGAGCCCGGCCATGCCTTCCATGACGTTTGTTACGCCGTCAAGGATGATGCTGAACACCTCGCTGAACATCTGCCCAATCTGCGAGCCAAACGCCATAAACACTTGGAAGATGCCGGTAAGCAGCGTCATCGCACCGACCACCATGCGGATGCTGAAGACGAGCCCGTCTGCCAGCGTCTTTGCAATGGTCCACCCGGCGGTGTTCTTGGCGAAGAAGCCCACGATGAGGTTGGACACAGTCGTGATGGCTGGCGCCAACTCAGCCAAGAACTGGTTGATAAAACCCTGCATCGGCAGGGCGAGCCTGCCGATGGCGTCATTCATCTGCTGAATGCCGGCAACCTGCGAGTCAGTTAGGTTGACGCCAAAAGCCTGCCGCATCTTTTCTACTTCAGCATTTGCACCCTTTGCCGTTTCTTCAATGAACCCCATCGCCTGAGCACCGTTCCGCCCAAAAATTGCAATCGCAGCGGAGGTGCGTTCCGCTGCAGTTGGCAGTGCCATGATTCGCTTGGCAATAAGTTCAAATTGCCTCTGCGGGTCGAGGTTCTGCAAGTCTTTAAGAGTGAGTCCGAGCGTGACAAAAGCTTTTTGTGCCGTAGCGCTTCCGTTGGCGAGAGCGCCAAGACTGCGAGTCATGGTCGTCATTAAGCCGGCGAATTGCTCTGTGCTGACGCCTGCCTCGTTAGCAACTTGAGAAAGCGTCTGAAAAGTTGACACAGACATGCCAAGCCGTCTTGCCGCCTTGCCGGCAGCATCCAGCGATGCTGCGGCTTCGCCTAACGCGCGAAACGGTGCAGTGATTGCCTGCACAATAAGCAGCGGCACAAGCAGCGTTTTCAACGCCAGGGTGAGAACTCTGACGCCGACTGCGGCCATGGTGGCGGATCGGCCCATGCCAAGCACTGAAGCCGCGAACGAGCCAAACACGCCAGGAATATCAGTGAATAGCCCTTCAGACTCTTGTGCCGCAGCGTTCAGAGCACTGAAACTACCCGAAGTTCCTGCCGACATGCGGCGAAATGCAGACAGCTGCCGGCCAGCGTCAGCCAGCCCCGCCGTCAATCCGCCCGTGCTGGCGGTAATGCTGACGTTTACGCGACCGAAATTGTTGGCCATGGCTTATCTCGGGATCGCGTTGAGCGTGGCGAGGATCTGGTCTGGTGTCTGTGCCCGTTTCGGAACTGGCAGAAACTCTTCTGGCTTCTTGACGGGCTGCCGCTTTCCTCTGTTGGCGTTGTATCTCTGGGCGATGGCGACCGCGTCACGCAGCCACTCGTCGCCCCACGGCTCGAGCAGGTAGTAACCCATCCAGCCGTACAACTGATCGACGCTCATCTCGTCGGCCAGCCGCTCCACGTCCCAGATGCCGAGCTTTAGGGCCAGCCGGTACAGGAACGCGAGCACCGGCTGACGCTCTATTTTCCCGCTGCCTCCTCCACTGCGTTGCCACCGATGCCGTTGAGCTTGAACCCGGCGTCCACGATGGCCTGGACCACGTCGCTGTCGAGCTCGCCGATCCACTCGGCGTCGGCGTCCTCGAACATCCGCGTGCCGTCCTCGTTCACCACGACCATGGCAACGAAGCGTGCACGCACGTTGTCAAGGTTAACGCCGCCGACCTTGCCGCCAGTGACGATCTGCTCGAACTTGTCGCGGTCCTTCGCAGAGAACTTGGCGACGTAGATGGTGCCGCCGAGCTCGGGCACCTCGAGGGCCACGCGAGGGCGTACGCCACGCTTGGCTTTTATCTGCTCACGAGTCAGAGCCACAGTCCGCGCCTCCTGTCAGCACTAAGTGATGCTGCCGCTCAGCTTGATTGTCAGCGTCCCAGTCATCATGTCTTCCATCTGGGCACCAGCCTCGAACCCGGACGCCAACCCGTAGGCAGACCACATCATGGTGCTGTTTCCGCCGTTAGCCCAATAGACAGCGAGAGGCTGGGTGGTTGAAACGTTAGTCAAGTCAGAGATGGGCTTAATCGACGGATCGAATAGCACCTCGACAGACAGCTCGCCTGGATCATAAATCTCCGAAGCGACGAACTCCTTTCCGCCAACGGTCCGCATGTGCGTGGCATCAACGACAGCCCGTGAAATGCCGCTGTGATTTACGCCGGTAATCTTATAGCCAGAGGTTCCAACGAGTGCGGTGCCAAACGTGACGTACGTGCCCTGCCCAATGTCAACTGCCATGGCTTTCTCAAGCCTCCGTGAAGGTGATTTCTACTGACAAATCCGTGCGGTAAATCGGCAACTGCTCGCCGTTGTTGGGCGGTTCCTGCGTGTCGTCGTCGCTCTTGACCACGGCCAGCCGGATGCTGTCTGTCCTTTTGAATTGTAGGGCCGCCCGGATGGCACGGGCGAGGTTTCGCACTGCAATGAGCGACTCGCCGATAGCGGAAATCGTGAACGTCACGCGGGTGATGCCCGTCATGCCGCTCATGTGCATGTACGGCCCACGTCCGGTGTTCTCCCGCTGGTAGACGATGCACGGCAGGCCGGCCCCCTGCGGAGCCTGTACGGCGTAAAGCCGGCTGCCAACCTGCGCGGCAATGTCTGCGTCCGCCGAGAGCAACTGCACCAGGGACTCGTCAATGTGCGTGGTGGTGGGCATTACTTCTTGCCGTGCATCTTGCGGATCGCCTGCCGCTCGGCCTCAGAGATGGCTTTACCCAACGCATCGCCAAGCTTGCCGACGAGCCGCTGCTTTATCTGCGGAAGATTGGCATCTGCCCATCGCTTGAACTTGTCGCTCTTGGGCATACCTTTGACCTGGCCGAAGAAAATCATTCCGCCTTCAGACCCGCCGATGCGGGCGACCTTGCCACGCAGGTACGGGTACTTCGAGGCATTCGCCAGTGGCACCTTAAGCACCCAGTTATTGGGCTGCCGGTACTTCGTCCCATTCTCAACCCACCAGGCGTGGAAGCCCTTTTCGGAGTTGTTGCCGCCACGCTTTAAGCGGTAGCCCAGGATGCCGACCGCCGTGGCGTTTCGCCGCTTCTTCTCGACCTTGACGCCAACGCTGCGGCGAAGATTTCCGGTCGGTCCCTTGGGGGTCAGTGCCTTGATCTCTGGAATCTCGTCCTTGGCCGCCTCGCGGACAGCGGACCCGAGGTACTTCTTCTGAATGCTGCCAGACAGCCTAGAGAAGCCCTCCAGAATCTGCTCGACGCCTTCCACGGTCATGTCCGTACGCATCAGTCCACGACCTCCGACACCAGCAGTTCGTGCTCCTCGCGGCGGCCACGCTCGACGGCCGACATTATCTCGAATGTGCGGCCTTCCGCCGTCAGACGCATCTTCGGCTTCAGCCCGTTCGTGTACCGCATGCGGACGCGGTGCGTCACCACGCCTTCGTTGGCCATGGCGTTGATGGCCTCGTTGCCGCTCAGCGGAAGAATGGCGATCCACCGCGTGGCGAATGTGGACCACGCCAGTTCCGGCTCGCCGATGCTGTTGGTGCTCTCGGTGGGAGTCTGCACCGTGGCAAGCGTGTCCATGTCACCGGAACGCAACGGCATGGCCTACGCTCCGTAGATGACGAGCGTATAGGACGC